CCACCGCTAAGTGAAATACCACCACCGTCTGCGTTTGCATCTGATGGACTCACAACATCGTTAATAACAATATTTTTATCTTCTACAACCAAGTTTGTTGTGTTGATATTCGTTGTGGTTCCGTTAATTGTCGGGTCGGTGAGAACTGGACTCGTCAGGGTCTTATTAGTAAGAGTAACCGTATTGGTTGCTGTTACTTCAGGGGATGCGTTAGTTAAAATTGCCATATTATGCCACCGTGCTTCCGAAAGCCGAGAAGGAGAAATCTGCTGTTGATGCTTGAATTGTTATTACATCTGATGCGTCAAGGGTCATTCCGATAGTTAGGGATACAAAAGAATTGGCGGCGAGGGTTACATCAAAAGCAATATAGTGTTCAGCCGCGAGAGTTGCTCCATTTGGACGAACGGCAATTCTGTATGTGCCACCCACCGCGCCACGGTTAGTCACAACTAGGCTGGAGACGATAACTTCCGTTGCCGACGGCACCGTAAACAGCGTAGTTGCTGTGTTAGCCGAGGGCGCTAGTTGCCCTAAGACCTTGTAATTTGTTGGCATGAAGTTATCCTCCGATTAAAAGTAATGGGTTTATTGTAGCGGATGCGTTATTTGTGGCTGTGGTGGCACTTGCCGATGCGGTTGAGGCATAGCCTTGAGCCGCGGAAGTAAAAGATGTAATATCAGTACCATCTAAACTGTAAGTAGCCGCGGTCAGGGCTGTATAGGTGGCAAAGGCTGTATCCAAAGCCGTGTAACTTGCATACTCTGATGGAATATACCAATACTTCCCCGTAGCAAGAAACTTGTTTGTACTCTGATTGATGTTTATATCTAGGGTAGCAATGTTGGTTGCCAGCCCATTAAATGTTGTTTGGTCTATCAACTGAACATAAGTTGTGCTTAGAGTCGGGGCTGGACTTATATCTGCTAAATCTAAAGACCCCACGGTGTCGTAGGGAATACTAATTGTGTAGGTTCGCCCACCAGGAAAAGACTCTTCGACTGAATAGGTAAACGGGTTGGGAATAACATCGGGGTCATTTGTTGCGGGGAGGGTGACAGAGAACGCGCCACTTACTAGAGGAACTACTACCGTTGATGGGGCAACCATTTGGTCATCTGTCCCATTACGCAATACCTCGGCTGAACTGAAACGAATCTGCCCAGCAATAGCGGTACCTTCATAATCTACATAACTACCAGTAATTACAACTGTGGTTAAACTCGCACCCAAAGCCATTAGGCACCCACAAAAACTAAGATGTTAAATTTATTTGCAAGGGCAGATTCCGCTGTTGTTTTTGAACTCAAAGCGCTTGTTTGCGCCGTATTCAAAGCATTGGCACTTGTCTGCGCCGCTGATGTCGCAACTTCCAAAGCGGTCAAAAGGGTGCTGTTACTTGTTAATGATGCAATGGGTACATATGGTTCAGCCATTTAGACCCCCATGAATAATAAAGACTTGACGGTGAATGAAGCAATCTCATTTGCCGCTATTGTGGCAGATTGAGAATAAGCCAAAGCGTTCTCTTCGTAATCTTCGGCATCAACAACAATGACTCGGATGCCCTCTGCTGTGGTGTAGCGGGTTAATAGAGCCTGGTACTGATCGGTAGATACATAAGCGACGGCTTCGGCGCTAGAAAGGGCTGGAAGCAAATCTGCAAGATTTTGAGTAGTACCTGCAACTGATAAAGGTAGGGCAATTTGAATTTCGCGCCCGCCTGTGAAGTTTTCGGTAATGTCGTAGATAAAGGGCTGTGGAGCGACATCGGTATCACTCGTAACGGGCAAGGTGATAGTAAATGAGCCAGTAGCATCGAGTGTTTTAGTAATAACAACTGGCATAATAATTACATTAGCCGTTACTTCTTTTAGAATTGTTTGTGGCACAAAAGATAGAGAACCTCGAACTGGATTGCCAATCAAATCAACATAAGTACCAACGATTATGGCTGTTGAAAGAGAGGATGGCAAAGCCATTTATCAGGCTCCTTGACGGATAATATTTACTGTTTGTGTGCTTGAGGTGACTACGGCATATAGTTTTTCATCGTCTTGTAGTTCAATTGAAAAACTTGAATCGGCTTTGAGAAGATATCCATAGGCTGAAGTCGTAACACCATCTCCACCTAAGTAAACATCTACCCCGCCCGCAGGATTTTTGAACATTGATAGTCTGCCCGTCTTTACCGTCGGCATCTGAGGTTAGTTTAGTAGCCGTGGTTCCAACTGAAACTCTAGCGTGTGTAACTGCCATTTTATACTCCTCTTAAAACCTTTTACTTATTTAGTGGCTTGGGCTTTTTTAACTAATTTAGGTTTTTCTTCTGCGNCTGGTTCCTCTNCAAGGACTTTGATATAGCGGTTGGACTCAAGATTCTTGGTGTGCTTCCAATCCGAAACATCAACAATATCCCCAAACTTGAGGGTCTTACCGTTGGCGGTCATTGTTTTAAGAATTGTTGCTTTCATTATGACCGTGAATCAACCCAAAGATATGTCCAAGTCGCGGCTGCATTATCAATAGCGCCAACTGTCGGATTGTAAAGATATACAGTTCCTTCATCATCGCCCGTAACCGCACAACCAACATAAAGAAGGTCGTCGTTAAGCGCCGCTGGTGGGTTCATTACTAGAACATCGCCAACCTTCGCACCTGTGAGAGTGAAAGTTGTTGCTCCGCGTGTAACTGTTGCAATTGAATCAGGGTTAATTGAAATTGTTCCGAAATCAAATCCATAAACAACATCTGTTGTGCCCACAACAAGGGCACCCATTGACGCTTCGCCTTTTGTAATTCTAAGTGCATTTGTAGCCATTTTATTTTCCTATTCTAAAAGAAAAGGGGAGGAGTTTTAATCCTCCCCTTTTCTTCTTAATTGAATTAAGCGACGACAGTATTCCAAAAGAAACCAAGATCAGTAGAGATGACTTTGTTATCGAAAGCCATTTCTGCTTCAACTCGGTCTGATTTGATTGATTCCATACGGAACTGTGAAGTTCCGATTGTTGCTCCAAGACCGCCTGAAACACCTGTCCATTGGAAGGTGTAACCAGCAGAAGGAGTAAGTAATCCTGGCGTTGGTGCAACATGGCAAAGAAGAGCCTTCTTACCAGTTGTGAATGAATACGCTTCAGCAGCGCCTTCGGCATTTGTAGCCTTGACTGCTTTTGAAACCAATACCCGAGGAATGTCAAACATTGCTGCGAGCATATCTGTTGTGATTGTCTGTGAAGATGTGTACTTGATACGGTCTACAAGGTCAGGGTGGTTCTTTAGAGACTTGAATACATCGTAACCAAGAACCAAAGTGTTCGCTTCCATACCTGTTTTGCCAAGAATTGCGCTCTTAGCATCTTCAATGTCTGAAATTGGGTCTGACGCTGTGTAGTCTGACCATTGCTTGACTTCGTTTGTTGATGGTGTACCAGCAACTCCCGCGTAATCATTTGCCCATACTGATGTTGAGAGGAAGTCAGTTACAAACTGAATTTCTTTCTTGAGTGCTAGACGACGAGTTACGAACTCTGTTGCCTCGCGTAATGGGTTGATTGGTGAGTCTGCGTTTGCAGTTGTTTGATCGTCTACATCCTTGTGGAAAGCAAAAACATCACAAGAATAAGTTGATGTTGAAAGATTGTATCCGCCACCAGCAGATTCAGTTCCTGGGGCGCGGCGCTGAGCCTCGTCACGGAACCAGTCGTTTTTGGTGTACTGGAAATACTTGTCAGACTTCTTATCAACAGGAATTACTGGGAATACCTTGTCTGCGATAAAGTTGTCTTGATTTTGCAGATACGCAATAGAAATATTGGTGAGGATTGCGTCAATGTGGACGCTATTGATATTTGGCTGTGGCATTTGTTATTCCCCTTAAGCCGCTCTACCAGCATTGCTGCAAGCAACAACGACAGTTACGATTTCACCTGAAGCGCCACCCAATAGGGCTTGACCTAAAGCAAATTTAGTTGTGTCAGTTCCGTGAACGATTGCAACGCCAGCGCCAGCAGCAGATGTGCCTACGACGCCGCCTATGGCAACTGTGCCACCTAAAACTAACTTTGAACCACCAGCAACAAGAATTTCTGCTTCTTGTCCTGATGTTGGTGCGTTCTGAAGAATTCCGATTGGCAAATCTGTTGCGGCTGCAACCACAACTGCTAATCCTGATGAATTCAACTTAACGAAGTTGTACTGCTTAGCGGAAAGGTCGGCTCCTGCTACCAGAGTGACCTTTACCGAGTAATTACTGATTTCATATGCCATGGTTTAGGCACCTTTCTCGGATAGGTATTGGCTGTATAGGTCAGGATTGTTTGAAGCAACATCACCAAGCGCTTGCTCGAATGACTTTGCTAAGCCCTCTTCAACTGCGGATTTTGCTAATGAAGTCATACGCTCATAAGCATTTCCAGATTTGAAGTTTGCAGATTTGCCGATTTCTGCAAAAATTTGTGCTGACTCTGCCTGAGCATTGACTGAAGAAAGTAAATCTTCAACCGCCTTGGCGAGTTCTGTGTCTACTGTGGACAAACGACGAATCGCTGGTCCGACTTTATCGGCATCGAGATTGAGGTTATTCCATCCCTTTGCCTTTTCAATCGCTTCAGCATCAGCCCGTGCATCGCGTTCCTTGCGGAGTTCGGCGGTTGCATCTTCGGCTTCTTTGCGAAGGTTTTGAATCATTTTGACTACAGATTCAGGAGCAGACTTAATAAAGTCCTCTTCGATTTTAGACTTTGACATATGTAGTCCCTTCATACGCTTGGCGTAATCAGAGTCGCTCTCGTCAGCCTTTTGTTCCATGTCCATTTTCATGTACACATCTTCTGGCTTCTTTTCAAGTGCTTTTTCAAGCATTGAAGCGAGTTTTGTTTCTAGTTCAGCAATTTTAGCCATTGCTTCTTCTAGTGTCATAGCCTTTTCGACTTCTACTTCCTCGGTAATCGTGGTGGTTTTTGTATCCTCCATAGTGGAGTCCTCCTCGGTTAGCGTTTCGTCGAGAACTCTCTGAACTTCAGATTCATTGGCTGATTTCATAACCAGCCAACCTTCGTGTAGATGAGCGGGATGGTCTACCCCGCTAGTTTCCTCTATGGCAAGATTCACCATTTTACGGGTACGAGCCAAGGCATCTCCTTACGAAAGAAAGGTCATATTCTAAGCATAGGGCTTAGAAAAGTAACCTTGAGTTTTGACGCTCAATAATAGCATAGGGTTAAATTTAACCTTATTGCTTTACGAACACCAAGGTCTGCGCTATCGCTTCAGGCAGGGACGGACAGACAACCATCGAAAACGGATTGTCGTTTTCCCAAAACCGCGCCAACCTAAAATGAAAATCCTGATTATCTATTTTTGACCATACAAAATACGCCTGAGAGTTGTTAGGTAGATCGACTTGAAGCCCCGCATATCCTGGTGGAGTCGCAACTCTGACTCCTTCTAAGTTCATAGAAGCAAGGATTGAAACTGTATCTTCAATAATACTTGGCATTTATTTTATTTAGAAGAGAAACGCTTAGGTGGGCGAAGAATATCCATATCGTCCATATAGGCAGGATTTTCGGAATCGTCTTTATCATTAGTAAATTTTGATGGAGGATAGTAATTTTTAGGCTCGGAGTC